GGTCTTCTTTATCTTCCATGATGCTCTCCTTTTGAAATCGATGTTTTAGTAATTAGAAGGGGGAAACAGTCATATCGGTATCGATGAGCCGACCTGTTTCTCTGTTGTATTTAAGTGTCCCGGCAAAGCCGACTTCACCAGTAAATCTGTTCTTTAACATCACTATGTTTCGGGTATCTGAAGTTGGATCTTCAGCATCGATCTCAAGGCCAATGCATTGATCTGCTAATTGTGCTAGGGCGTGACTACCTCGGAGCTGCGACAGGTGAACTTTAGCTCCACCTTCATGTCCAGCTTCTGATTGTGGGCGTTTGAGGTGGCTAACCAGGATCAAGCCTATATCTACTTCCTGGACTAAGGTTCTAAGCCTCGTCATAACTTCATCAATCAATCGACGCTCATCACTGACGTTACCGGTCAAAGCACTCACCAAGATTGAGACATGGTCTAAGCATATCCACTTACATTCGAGGACTTGAGCCATGTATCTTATGCGGTTTAAAATTGTCTCAAAGTCATTGCTGCCCCAGTGATCATAAAGGTAGATCTGATGGTCTTGGGTGAAGAGATCATCGAAGCCACCTTTGATTTCATCTTCAGTGGCAGCCTCGTAATCGACAGTAATGTTCTTATTGAGATGGAGGCCAACGAGGCCCTGGAGTGTCCTCTTAGTTGTCTCTTCTAGCATGATCATACCGCACTTCTGGTTCTGGCGGTGAAGGTGGTAGAAGATCTCTCGAACTAAGGTTGATTTACCGACCCCAGAGCCGGCTGCGATTGTCACGAGGCTACTCGTTCTTAAGCCCTTCGAAATCTCGTTGAGCCTAGCGAATGGGTAGCAAACGTCCGAAGCCGCATCGGTCTGTGCAATCTCGGCTCTGAGGTCTAGTGCGGCTATTACACCATCTGGCCTATAAGGCTTTGCATTGAAGATGGCTTTGACTAATTCATGTTCTTCCCCTCGGACCAACAATTCGTTGGCATCATGATTGTGTGGGAGAGTCACAATTGATGTTTTACCGAGGGGGAGAACTTCTGCACATTCCTGTGCAGCTGCTTGACCAGGTTCATCCTGATCAAAGCACAAGACGATCTCTTCGAAACCGAGGAGGTAATCCCAGTTTCTCTTGATCGACTTTTTCGCGGAGGGAGCGCCATTGGGGAGGCTGACACAAGCCCATGAGGGAGACTTAATGACTTGTGCCACACTCATGGCGTCTATCTCACCTTCGCAAATGATTATCTTTTTACCTGTTCGCCATCTGTGGCTACCAAAGAGCGTCATGCCTTTGCCATTACCGAGGATGGAGAAGTTCTTATCCTTGTCTCTAATCTTCTGAGCGACAACCTGGCCCTTGTCATTGCGGTAGTTTGCAATCTGGACAGGCTTACCTTTGTATTCTCCAACACGGTAATCAAACTTCTTACAGGTTTGATAGGAGATCTTACGGCTATCTAAATTAGTCCAGGAGCCCTCAATAAGATCGATAGTTGGATCTTCGAACACATCAAAGCTATCAGCCTCTTCTTGACCTTGGACATGAGCCTGACAGCTAAAACAGTAAGTATGCCCATCTGTGTACAGACTGTTGGCGTCACTGCTGCCACACTTCTCACATGGCGTATGCGTTACGAACTCACTGTCGCTTTCTAATTGTTGTAACATTTGCTCTCCCATTTGCTAATAAAAAAGGGCCACCCGTGAAGGTGACCCAGTAGTAGGCTGCTCTCTTGCCTTTCCTTATGCTGGTGTATTCCTTGCCTCTTCCAACCAGTTCTCCGGAATCCACTTATGCGAGTATATGAACCCGTGTTTTTCACAATATTTTGCATAACTGGTTGGGGAACCCTTATAGAGTTTCGCGTTCTGGTTGGAAAAGACAAACCTTATATCTATGTCAGGGTGTTGGTCTTTGATTAACAAATGACGATGACGATCACTGGTACTCCAGAATCCTTTCGTCTCAACATAGAAGTTACCTAGCTTAAAATCAGGAGTGTACTTCGCTGATCGAGCTGGGACGACATAAGAGATCTTGTCGGTTTCATAAAGGACACTAAGGCCAGCTATCTTAATTTGCTCAGCTATCTTGTCCTCTAATCCGCTCCTAAAACCTCGCTGCGTCTTCGATCTGGTCCATGCCCTCATCGAGATCTCCGATAAACTCTCCATCTACTGCATCAAAGCCATTATCTGCACTTTCTACGAGAGTAGAGATTTGGACTTTGTTAATCAGTAAACTAGCTCCAGCGTTACCAGAGTTTTTGTAGACATTGATCATGCCACCGATGCGAAGAACTGACCCAGCCCAGATAGCTGGAACTTTACTTGGGACAATCGGATTGCCGTCCTTGTTATAGAACTTTGGATCATAGGCACTTCGACATTTAAAAAAGAGCTTTCCTTCATCATCGACGATATCCTCGCCAGCCCCGGTTTGCCAGGGTAATTGGATCTTCTTGTTGCCATCCATACCAGCATCTTTGATTGCCTCATGAACTTTGGTTTTTAAAGCTTCGGCAGCTTTCTTGTCCTGGTTGATTTGGACTTTATATTCACCGTCCTCTTTGAACTCAGTGTCCTTGCGATTAAGGTAAACGTATCTGACATATCCTAAGTCAGTTTGAAATTTAGGTTTTGAATTAGCCATCTTGGCTGTCTCCTTTAGTTTCCATTTTGGAGCAATACAGAATTGTATATACTTTATAGGTAACCATGGAGTTTTTAACTGAAACAGTAGTCGCTTTCTAAGACCTGATAGATGTCTAAATCACCCTTCTGAGGTACTTCTAATAGCCTTGCATCAGTAGGGTCATTTAACTGCTGCCTGACACCCTCTAAGAAGCTTTCTAAGGGGCACTCACCGGTGTATTGGCTGACGAATGCCTCTCTAACAATCTGAAACAAATCAATAGTGTTACAGGCCGTTGTAGCGAAGCTATCATGGATCACCATAAAATCCCTCATTGGTTCTCTACCACCAAGATTTTCAGTAGGTTCAGCAGCCGCTAGTATTGTGGCGACCATATGACTTGCATCCATGGAGTGAATCCAGTTAGCAGCTATAGAAGATTTCGCTTTTCGACTGTCAGTTGTAGTTGGTTCTGGTCCTTTGACGGTAACCTGAGATCGCTTGTTAATCTTGGCTTCTCGATCATACAAATAGATGCGTACCTTGGTCTTAGTCCACTTTGTATAGTTCTGGACGGCTGGAAAGCCAGATGGGGATCTCCAACGACAACTCTTGTTTTCAAGAGCGAGTGTGTGAGCAGCTGCCTGGAGAAACTTCATACCGTCTCGAACTGAACTCAAGATCTTACCTATCTCTTCGTAATTGATATTAGCGAGCCAGTTACAATGTTTCTTTTGACTTACGTTATCACCGAAAGGATGGTCTTTAATGAGGCCATACAACTTATCCTTCTGGAGCTTATCCATTAGGTCCTCTTGTAATTGGTTCGACATACCAATTGGTGTGGATGAGTATGAGTAAACCATCGTATTTCTTTTAGTTACACTTCGGGTTATCTTGTAGTCTAACCACCTCTTCTTAAACTCAGACTTCTCAGTCTTTATTCTGGAGGTAACGGCATCAGCCACAATCTTATAAATGTCCTGGACTTCATTTGACTTAGTAAGGTTTACCATCGCTCCATCCTTTTTAGATCTAAGGATAGCTGCATAGTGTTGGGTTCCTGAGTTCGTACCATCAAGGCTAGGTGCTATGTGACAGACATAGTTATCACCCTCGTCAAGGTAACCACAGTATGCTTCGCAAGCTGCAATAAATTGGAAAGGCTTGTCGGCTTCCTTCCAAATATCAAAGCTCTCTTTAGGGGATCGACCAACCTTCTCTATCATCTCTTGGTTGTCTTCAACCCACCTTACTCTCTCTTGGAGAGGTTGCTTTGATATCTTATTGAAATCACCTACGTTTGCTAAATGTATCATTAACCAAGCAGCTCCATACTCTCCTAGAGGCTTACCATCTGCAAACTGAAACTGAGCTTTTACACAGTCGTCTCGATGATAGTTAAAGATTGAAACTGGGTATAACCGGCCTCTGAAATCAAAGTTCCAAGGTAGGTAGAATCTATCGTAACCTAGCATTTCTTTAGAGGTCGTTAGAGTCTGTTGCATAATGCATTGGCTTGCTTTGACATCGAGGACGTTTTGTCTCCAATCTCGACCATCCTGACGCTTAGCTGCCTTTTGATCGTCCGTAAGACTATCCCAAACTTCATCACTCAACTTCTCTGGCTTAGGTAACTCCTCGGAACTGGGGAACGAGCCAAACTTCTTAGACCCCTCCCAACACCAAATTACTGTTTCTAAGACTGTCTTGTTAATCTGAAGAGGTGTAGCCTGGAGTATATTAAGAGCTTTGATATACTTAGGTACTTCTCCAGATGCACATTGATCAAAGTCGTGCTTAATTGCTTTCATCTGAGCTTTAGATGCTTGCCTGACTAATGGTACCGTCTGACTGAGTGCCGGATCTAAGTAACAACCAGTGGACGTCGATACCCATGGTCTAGGAGGGCATACCATAGTTGAGAACATTGGCTCTGTAAAAGAGGCATCAAAGTTTCCATCCTTTACTAACTCGTAAGCAACATCAGTTAATACGACAAACCTCTTAGTGTCCTTAAAGCTACCTGTCTCAAAGATTTCAAAGAGATCAGAATGCGACAACACTGCATTAAGCAATACTGATGCACATTTGACCTTCTTCTTCCTTGTCCATTTGTCTCTCTGGTAGCCAAACTTGGAGGCAGCTCTTAGGGCATTCCTCCTTCGGT